GATCGTCAATTGTTACTCTCGCCCGGTAACTAGTGTTGCGAGCGCCAGCATTCTTTTCGCGCTTGCCCGCTGCCTCCGGCATATCGGCAAACAACGCTCCGAGCGGGGTGTCGGCTTTCGGACCGAGTCGTTTTTCGTAATCAGCAATCTGGGTCATGATCTCCGTCATTTCCCGCGTCAGGAGCGCCGTATCGCGGCTGCCTGCGCCTTTGTCGAGTTTTTCGGCAATCTTATCCCGAGTCGCCTTTAGAACCGCCAGGCGGTCGTTAGACTGCGCCAGCGCAAGTATTGAGTTCTTTTTGCTGCCCTTTTTCGATAGCCCGGTCTGGTGGACTTTATTCATACGTGCCGGGTTGCTAATGATGTCAGCCCACATACGGAGTGCGGAGTATGCCTCGGCGTCGAGTATGTCCTGCCCGGTGGCGACTAGCATTCGGATATGGCTGGTCGGCATTTTTCGGAAGTAATTGAACCAGGCGTCGTAATCCTTTTTGTTTTTGATGACGATGTTTAGATTTTGCTCGTTCCACTCCGTCATCAGCTGGACGACATATTTAGGATCAAGCGCAAAAAACCACTCCTCGTGTGCCGCTTCGACTGGGTCTTTTGGTTTCTGGTCTTTGGGGGCAGGCATTCGCTACTCCACGCCATTCCAATAGATATTCTCGTAATTATATCTAACCTTTTTACTACCGGATGAATTTAGTAGAGAGCGGGTTTTGATCGACTTCACCAATTTCAGTCTTTTATCTTTTACATCGTAGCTGCTGATATACACCGGCGCTTTCTGCTCCATGCACCAATCGTAAAATGTTTTATGCTCAAAGCCTCCTTCTCGATATTCCTCGGTTGCTTCATACGGCGGATCACAGTAGATAATACTTTTATTGCCAGTGATCGGAACTTCATCATAGCTCATGCCGGCACTGATATTTAAGTTTTTAATCTCTGGCATTTTTTCTATTTGCAACAAACGCTCTAGCCTTGCTAGGTGCTGGAGAGCACCCACTTTGGATATTTGTCTAGCTAATACAATTCGGCGTTGATATGAGGTAGAGTATCGATTAGAGTCTAGATATATTTTGGTCTGGACGCTTTTACCGTAGTCTCTCTTATTAAAATCATCTGCAGTCTTTTCAAGCCACTCAATATCACCCCTTCCAGTCATAGCCAACTCGGTCAGAGCCTCTTTAAAATCCTGTATTGGCACGCCGTATAAATATCTTTTCTGATTATTGCCAAAGGTCCAGGCACACTGAAGTAGACCGGCATACCAATTGTCATCCTCGAACCTTGCTTTAAATTCAGCCCTAGTAACGAAGCCTGTCGGTATCTCGCCGCCTTCGCGGAGGTGCTGCATGAGAGCGCTTATTGCTTTTGAGCGCTCGTTATATACAACCTTGAGCTGAGGATACTTTCGAACTGCGTATAGAGACACGCTACCACCACCACCAAATAAATCATAAAACGAATCAGCGTCGGGGTGGCGCTTCATGATAAACGGTACTATTTTATCAACCAATTTCTGCTTACTGCCCATGTATGGCACTCCGTAGTGCCTAGCCATCAGTATTTCCTCCCTGTCTTTTTAGGCGGCAAAGATAAAGCTCGCTCTGGTGTCCACCCCAGCTTGAGTCTCATCATAATTGTCTCTCGTTTGATACCTGTATCAGCAACCCAGTCGACAAGAAGCTGGCTCCTGCCGAACGCGGTTATAATTCGGTTCGTGCGTCGGTTTCGTGCTTGCTCGCTTTTACTAGACCAACGACAATTTTCATACGAGTAGTCAGCGTTATTATCTTTGCGATCAAGCGACGTTTTCTCTGGTCTCTCTCCCATATCGCTCACGAAGTTAGTAAAACCACTTACCCCACGCCAGCGCGGGTGTACCCTAATACCTCTGCCTCCATAATTCGGATACGCTGTACAGTTTTTTGAGTAACACCTGTCAAGCATTTTCCTGTACGAGCGTAGCAGGGGGTGTCCTTTCTGAGAACCATAGGGTGCTTTTTGCCTATCCTCAAACTTACTGCGCCCACTGGCATAGTTATAACAACGAGCGCACAGTCCGCTTTTTTTTGTGAAGATTGGCATAAGATTACATTTTTTACAATTCATAAGTTTAACTATACCGTAACGATGATATAAAGCACAAGGAGTATTAAGATATTCTAATCTTCAAACTCAAAGTCGCAGTTCGGGCAGATGTGCGTTTTACTCTGGTCGTCTTTTGATGCCGGTTCTTTTGGCTCTTTATCGACGTCGCCAAAGTTAAAGTTCGTGAGACCCCAACCCTCGAGCTCGTCCATTTCCCAGTTGTTTGCGAGTATGTCAGTGTCCCACTCACCAGATGCGGTGTTGTCTTTGATGATGAATTCGCGTTTTTGTTTTTCGGTTAAGCCAAATACCTGCTTGACCTCGACGTCTGTATAGCCGAGCTCTTTCAGCGCGTAGATACGCTGATGCCCTCCCAGTATTTTCATGTTCTCGTCAACCACGATCATGCGCAGTTGCTTCATCTCCGGGAATTCCTGCAGTGATTTTTTCAATGCCTCGAATTGCTTTTGATGTATCTTACGAGGGTTGATGTCATTCGCGACCAACGTATCGATCGGGACGATTTTATCCTCACTGATTACTTTAGGCTGTACCTCTGTATTTGACTTAGCCATGATGCCTTCTCCTTTTTCTCCGGGTAGTTCCCGTATGCATTCTGGTTTATGTAGTAATTGTAACATAAACGCAAGTGTTACAATTAGAGCAAACGAATGGAGGCATTTTACTCACATGGACAGATTTCCAAAAAAGCCCTGCAGACACTGCAAGCAGATGGGTCATTTCCCGTATATGTGTCCAGCCAACCCCAAGAAAGCAATCAAACGAGTGGCGCTGCGGCGCTCAACAAAGCCAATAAACAAAGTTGGTAAAACTACCAAGCAGTGGTTTCTTACCCGCGCCACATGGATACGAAAGAACCCGCCGCCAATAGAGGGGCAGTACTGGGAATGCTATTTGCGCATCCATCCCTGGTGTCCGGTGCGTATCGATATAAACAAGCTTACGCTGGATCATGTTGTCAGCCGGTCACGCGACCCGAGCCTGCGCTTTAATCTCGACAACCTGAAACCCGCGTGCTATTTCTGCAACTCCGAGAAAGGCAGCAAGTCGCTTGACTATATAAAACCGCCCGCTGTACAATAAATGTATTCAGTGGATAAAACAAACACTGACCAATAAAAAAGAGCGCCGAGGCGAGGGGCGCTCTTTTGATTTAACCGAATGTTTATTTTACAAGAGTAGTGGTATGTACATCTTGCGCTGCTTGCCCGATGCCGGTTGGCTTCCACAGACCGTAGTACGTCGCCACTGAGATGGCAAAGGCAGGTATAACGCTAATTAGTGCCAAACCAACGTCAAACGCCGTCTGTGCGGCTATTGCAGCGCCAAGCTGGGTCAATAGCGCGGTTACCAACGTCAGCCCGGCTAGTAGCCACGCTTTGATTGAGCCTTTAGTAACGCGGGTTGTTACGAGTCCGACTAGTATAGGTAATACCACAGCCAATACGAGCTGAACTACTAATGCTGGGTCGAGGGTAAATACAAACATATTTTTAGAATCCTAGTTTACGGTTAATGATTGACTGGACCGAGCCAGCATCGTAGCCAGCGGCGCGGAGCTTTTCAGCACGCTGTGGGTTATTTCCCCAGCCACCAACTCCGGCGATTATCTCGTTCGCTACTTGCTCGTCAGACTTGCGAGCAGGGGCGCTAGCGCCTCCGCCGAGCTTTTGATTGACGAGTGCTTGGATAGCGCCGTAATCATAGCCTGCAGCCTGCAGACGTTGCTGACGTGATGGATTGTTGCCCCATGCTCCGGCGAGTACCTGGTTTGCAATTTCATCGTTACTCGGTCGAGCTGGTGCTGGCGCAGGTGCTCCGCCGCCCACACGACCGTTTACGATAGCCTGAATAGCACCGTAGTCATATCCCTGTGCCTCGAGACGGTTTTTACGTTCAGGGTTATTACCCCAAGCGCCTGCCAATACTTCGGTGGCAATTTGCTCGTTAGATCGGCGCGACGGTGTTGGTACTGGATTTGCACCGCCACCGGCAGCACTGTTTACTGCGTCGGCAAGCTGTTGTAGACGACCATATAGCTGTCCAGGGCAAGCAGTAGCCATAAAGTCTTTGTGACCGAATAGGTTTTTACCAACTACTAATTGACCGAAACCATTTCGGTTAGCAATGTCTTTACAAAGCTCAACCAGGGTATTAAAGGTGGCATCATCAATTAGCCAGTCCGGACCGCCAGTTTTGTTTACGTTTTCAATACCAATAGAGGACTTGTTGCCATCCCAGTTACCACAGTGCCAGGCGATGTTATCTTCCTGGACATACTGGTCGACGTTTTGATTACGACCAACACCATAGTGCGCTGAAGCGGCGCGGTTCGGGTTTTGGAATGTCCGAGCGATACCATCGAAGTCAGTCGTTGCGGCATGATGAACGACGATCTTATTTACGGTCGCACCCTGACGACCTGGAGTAAAGTTATTAGGGTGAGCTGGGTTTTGGCGTAGATTGTAGCCCATATTATTGCTCCTCCCCTTTGCCCATGTGTTGCAACTCGTCCTCGTGGATTTCCGCTGGTAACACTTCGTTTTCTTTTAATTGCTGGGTTGGTGTTTGCTCTTGATCAGACATGGCGATACTCCTATTCGTTAGTATTTTAATTATAACACGCCTTTAATTACCATGCATTTGAATGTGGAAATGGATTGACAACAGTATTAGCGTCGTAATCAGAGTCCATGCGAGCACCCTTTTTACGGTTGCAGGCGCTATGAGAAAGCTGAAGGTTGTCGAGCTCGTACATCGGACCACCACGAGCGCGGGGTACTTTATGATCCACCTCCACCGCGAGTCCGTTCCACTCGCCAGTCTCCGGGTCTTTCATTGGAAGGGTTACGTCAATAAACTTGTGGCATATCGCGCATACTGGGTCTTTGCTGTTTATGGCACGTTGACGAGCAGCAGCCCATTCCGTACCGTTTATCTTTTGCTTTAGGGGCAATCCGATATCCATAGTTACTCCTCTAACGTTACCGGCACACGTTTACGCGTGGCTGCCCATTCTGTTTTGTTCCACTTTTGTTTACGAGGCAGCGCGGTGTCCATAGATTATTATGCTCCTTTTTGTTTTATGCTGCTTCGTACACTATTGTTATCGGGTGAAGAGCTTTTGTGCCGCTCGCAACAAAAGTTCCTCCTGAAAAAGACCTATAAACAACCGCCGCAGTCGAACCAGCAATAATCTCTATCATACCTGGGCTATCTGGGATAACGCCGCCGCTTAGTACTCTCGCTGGTATAAAAGCAGTGCTTTTTGGTGGATATGGTAGTTCCAAGCCTATATACCCTGAATTACTTGTACCTGTTGTATCCAAAAAAAGGTGCGTGACTTTACCAACTTGTAAGTATCTGCCGACGTTCTTTGTTATTGCTGAAAAACCGCTAGATATCGGTGAGTATGCAGCCCATTCACCACCTAATTCACCTGCGGCTGTCGATAACTTAGCGTTAGTGATTGTGGCATTAGTAATATTAGCTGTAGTCATACTCCGTAAATCATCTATAAGCGAGTTGCTGATTGATGTCTGTCCGGCAGGGACGCGGACACGTGCGAGTATGCTGTATGGGTTGCCTGCGCCAACAGACGCTTGAATAGCCGCGCCGCTTGGATCAACAGGGCTTCCGGCTGGTGTACCGTTTACGACTTTGATTTTTACGACACCGTTTGTGTTATTGCTTACTGCAGTACTTGGTGTTTGACCATAATCAACATAAATTACAACAATATCGCGGCGAGGGTTTGAGCCGTCAGCAGCGCTAATTACCTGGTTATATACCGCGTCATTAAATACCGGATGCGCGTAAGTATTGTCAGAGCGGCGCACAAATGCATCGCCGACTTGTACGTCGACGCTCATATTCACGCCTGCAGCACGTTGGACTGCGTTTAGTCCGGTAATGATGTCGCCGGATACGATTTTAGAGAGCGCTCGAAGATGACCGCTTTCGCTTGTTTTACCGCCGTCTCTGTTGCTAGTTCCTAAGCTCATATTCGAATATCCTTATCTGCTTTTAATTTTATCATAACTATGGTATTTCCGTTACAGTTATTATACCAGTCTGAGGGGCAAATATATTAAACCTGATCATAATACCGGCTGAGGTGCTGTTGTACGTTACGTGGTTGACACGCAGCCACCAACTATACGGATCATCCCGGACTGGCGACCAGGCATACGACATATCTTGCGCGGGGGTGTCCCAGTCCACCTCAACGAACGGCAAAGCAAAGCCGGTATATGGACGAGCCACCCCATAAGTCACTTTGTATACTTTTACGAAGCTCGAGCTAGTAATGCCATGTAGCTCTAAGTCCCAAGCCGGAGCAATCATACGTCGGTAATATACCCAACTGTCGCCCGCCATAGGCTGCGGGGTGCGTTTCATTTCGGCAAGCGTAGCAATAGCGGCTTTGACGCGTTGCTGGAGGTTGAGGAGGTCTTGTCGGCTAGGCATTATGCTATGTCCTGTACAGTTATTGTTCCGGTGTCGGTACTATCAATCATAAAGCGAACCTTCACGTTTGTGCCACTAGCATAGGCAGTAACGTTGAAATACCAACCGTCCTTTTTTGGAGTTGGCACTAGACCGGCATACGATAAGAAGTAGTCGTGTACATAGCCGTTTACAGCCACCAAGCCCATAAAAGGCGCGTCGAACGAGCCGATAGTATACCAATACGTGTTGTTTACCAGTATCTCATAGCGCATGGAGCTAATTGGTGCATCCTGCTCGTCGGCGTCAAATATTACCGCTTTATTCAAAGCTCGGCTCGAGCCGGGAGTGTAGGACCAGGTTGGCGTCCAGTCAATATCCCATGCAGAGTTTTTGTTTGCATAGGTCTGCACAGTATCTGTACCATTTGGCTGGCGCTTTTTGAGTTCGCGGATCTGATCCTCTATGCTCTTTAATTCTGTACCGAGCTGGTTGTGGTAACCGTCAGGCTTCATTATGGTATGCTCTCCGCAGTTACTGCTAGCGTGCCGGTGTCAGTGGCGTAAAAATAGACCTTTATGTAAATAGGCACAGCGCTCGCAAAGTCGTTATTGCCGAAGTAACCCCAATAGCTCACCTTGCCTGGAACGCCCAGGAAGTCGTCGAGGTATGGATAAGTAAAACCATACGTCTGCCCGGGCGTTGCTGGTGTGGATGGACTGCCGAACATTAGCTTATAGAGCGGAGCGCCCCAGGGATTGTACTGGTGAGCTGCAGTAAAGCGAGCCACGAAGTGGGCGCGGTTGGTATAGCCACCGAAGCCGTTCGGCACAGGAACGGTCACCAGGTCGTATACAGTCGGGTTGCCGCTACCATCCAGGCACTCGATAATTTTAGGCTTTAGGATGTCGCGCCCCACTCGCTGGGCGTTTTTTATAGCCTCAACGTCCCGGCGCAGTTGTTTGAAGTCCTCCGCAAATGCCAGTTCTGATACTAATCCAAGTCGGCTCATTACACCTCCTGCGTGAAGCCGTAGTTGTCGACTGTCAGCGCAATATCCTCGGCGTCGTTTTCGTCGAGAGTAACGTCGATTTGCTCGATACGATAAATGTCATTAAGTGGCAGGCTCGGGTGTCCCTGCACCTCGACAGGTATACGATCGCCGACCCATACGGTGCTCAAGTCCAGGAACTCGCCGGACACTGTCAGTTTCGGCAAAATGAGTAAATCTTTTGTTCGGCTGTTTTCTGCTGCGGTATTTTGGTCGAGTACAGTCTGGTTCTCAATAGAGTTAAAGCTGACAATACGCATCCGAGTGCCGTAGTTTAACCGGCTGTCGGTATCTTGCGCAGCGCCGCCTTCAGAGCGCACCGTTTCCTCACCGAACCCAGAGCCAAGCCCGATGGTGTAGTTGAATAGGTTGAGCGCTGTTTTTGGCGTGCTGATGCTTTTAATATTGTACGGATACGTTAGCCGGTTGTTTGGTCGATATGTACCCTGCAGCTCGTAGGTGTTGAATTTGCGGTCGTGCGTGAAAGCAAAGTCAAACTTTCCGTCTATGAGTTCGGTTAGGTTCATAAGGGCGTCTTTGATATTTTGGTCGATATAGTTGCGGTCGCGGTCTGTGCCGGTATTGAATTGCTCCGGACCATTATTTACGCCAAAGTCGCCGTATACCACCTGTGTTTCGTCGAGCATATCCCGGGCAATTTCCGTCGCCTCCTCGGTCGTATAGCTTTTTGTGATGTACCGGTCGCGGAATAGATCCAGGAAGCCGTTACATTTTACGACCATACTAGCGCCACCCTCATTAAAGGTGTAATTGATGTCTACTACTTGCGTACCGAATAAATAGCCGCCCTCACGCTTTACGCGGACGTCAGTCACGTATGGCACGAGCGTAGCCTCTGGGTCGCGCCCGGCAGCCACACAGTGAGCCTCATAGGCTTTTACATCAAGAGTAAAGACGAGTTCTTCGCTGTCGTTGCGTTTGATTTTATAGCTGCGAGCGGTGGCGAGTTTGCTAATGTCAGCGACCATTACACCATTGATCCATAGCTCAAATTCGTATTTTAGTTGTGGTGTCATGGGTTAGATCCCCGTCACGCCGTTACGCCATACAACCTCTGCGTAGCCGTCGTCGTCTACAGTATCGGTGTCGAAGCGGATGGCATTATTGCCGACCAGGAGTCCGAACCATACACTGCCGTCGACTTTATTGCCGATGACGTCCGAACCATTGAGTTTTACTGTGCGGTTGAGCATATCGATTACCAGCTCGTCGCCGGTATTGGTATTGATACTCATAGCGAACTGCTCGCCGGTCGCCTGGTTGGTTAGGATTGGGTCGTGGGTTGTATCGTAAATCGTGATTGTAGGATAGACAATTGCGTTGCCGCTGTTCGTGACGATAGTAGGAGCGCCGCCGCTGTCCCATTCAACCGGCAGGATGTAAGGCGTAACATAGCCACCATTGTCGACGGTGCGGTTGACGGTTGCAGACTGCTCGTCCCCGCCAGCAACGCTGTAAAATAGTGGGTCGCCTGCAGTAAGCTGGATCATATAGTCGCTGGTATAACCGCCCTGGCTATATTCGACCTTTGCGTCAGTAACGTTTGCATCGATGCGGAATTGCTCGCCGGCAAAGTTTGTTATATACACCGGTATTTTTGTGCCAATAGGAAGTGCGGCAAGGAGTGCCTGCCGGTCTGCGGCGTGGTCGACTCGGTTGCCGCCAATCTCGCCGATCTTGCCTTCGATGCTTACCATGCGGAAGCCTGACTGCTGGTCGGTTACTAATCCACCGGACCGACCACTGTATAGGAAGCTCGAGGTGCGAATATCAGCCGGACCAAGCCCGGTCACCTTTTTAATAATGAAATTGCCACCGTTGGGGTCGGCGCTGAGTGTTACTGCTTCGTTTAATAGTATATTCATATTATCGCCTTACTTGCCACGCCAGCTCTCGGCTTACTTTGTCGAGATCCACCTGGTTGTAGATGTTATTAGTTTGCGTTATTCCGTCCTTCGCTGCAACACCCGCGCTGGTGGCGCTCGCTGGGTCGACAGGCGTTACGTTCATACCAGCCATCGCCGGTGCGATTGTCATGCCGGACATAGCGTCGGTGGCGAGCTTGTCGACGGCTTTCGTTACCAGACCGGCGTTGTCCGTGATACCCTTTGCCAAGCCCATGACGTCCATTTTTCCGACCCATGCCCACTCGGTCGATGGCGAGTGGATACCGAAGAACCCTTTAATGCCGTCCATGACGCTTTTACCGAAGCCTTTAATTTTGCCGAGTACCCAGCCGGTCAAGTCGCTAATACCGTTCCACAGACCCTTTACGAGGTCGCCACCAATTCGCGCCAGATTGCTTGGCGATAGTATTTGCCCGATGCCACTGAGTATTTTACCGACCGCACCGAGGATGCTACCAAGCACCTGCGGGATAGCCTTGATAATCGCCATAAATAGCTGGATGCTCGCGTTGATCATCATATTGATGAACTGCGTGCTGGTGAGCGTTTTGACGATGTTCGAGATTATAGTCGGGAGGGCGTTTACCAGCGCCACGATGATTATAGGCAGTGCCTTTATGATCGCGAGGTAGAGCTGCACAGCGCCCATAATTACCGCGTTGAGCGCCTCCGGCTTTGTAAGACCGGTAACAATGGCGTCTATGATGGTCGGTAGTGCGTTTGCGATCATTGTGACGATTTCAGGCAGCGCCAGCACAATTGCCAAGAATAGCTGTATAAAGCCGTCTATGAGCAGTGGAAGCGCCGCGAGCAATGCTTGGATGATTGTTGGCATTGCAGCTACTAGAGCCTGTATGAGGCTCACCACAGCGTTAATTAGGGCAGGGATGAGTGTTGGTAGTGCTGAAGCCAGCGCCGGGACGATAGCTTGTACGATTTGAACGATGCCGTCGACTAGCTTAGGCAGTAGCGAGATAATCTGCGGAACGGCGATCTTGATAGTATTTACAAGGCTATTTACGAAGCCGGTCACGTTGCCGGTCGACATGAAGTCCTCAAACGCCTTTTTAGTGGTGTTTATGCTACCAGCCAGGGTGTCGTTCTCTTTTGCATAGTTTCCGGCGTATTTGGCAGTTTGCTCCATGAATATCTGGTTAGCCAGCAAAGCCTTTTCTTGCTCGGTCATGGACTGGGTCGTTTTGTTGATACCATTTTTTAGCGCATAAGCGTTAAGGGTGCTGTCGTTCATTTTTACACCCAGGTTATCCATCATGGTGTAATTACCCTTAGCAGCGCCGGTCACCGCTTCGAGAGCGGCAGTAGTATCGATACCCATAATAGAGGCAACGTCAGAGGCGCGTTGCATTGAGTCGGCAGATAATTGCATAGACTGCTGAACGCTTAAGCCAGCGCCCTGGAATAGTGACCCCATTTTGTTAGCGCCCTGCAAAAACTCACTTTGACTTAGACCGGCATTGGTATACGCATCGTCGGCTTTCGCTTTAATCTGCGCAGCATACTCTCCGAATACCGCCTCAGCGCCTCCCAGTTGCTGTTCAAGCTCCGCGCCGGACTGCAACGCCTTTGTAGTCAGTGTGGCTAGCCCAGCCGCTCCTGCAGCCATACCAGCGGCAATAGCGATGCCGCCAGCCTTAGCAAAACCGCCGAGCTTTCCGAGGGCTGCTTGAAACGGACCAGAGTTCTTTTCTACTTCGTCGCCGAGAGCGGCGGTCGCCGGACCAGCAGAGCCTTTAAAACCAGCAGCAATTTTGCTCTGGATGCCGGTCATGTTCGGCGTTACCCTGACTGTTGCTGAACCGATGTCTGCCATTTTGGTTGCTTTTACCCTTTAGTTAAGCCAGTTTTACCGCAACCGTTGGCGTGTTGTATTGATATTGTAAATTATAACATAAAGGAGTATCAGACGCGCCCAGCATCTTTTGCTTTTGAGAGCGCTTGGTGTCCGATGTAATTAGCGTGAGCGTCCTTGCCTGTGGCAGTGATTGTAGCAATGGCACGTTGCCCACGACCGCCCTTGTTTACGCCGACAGCCGTTGTAACTGCAATTTCCGGCGGGTCGCTGCTCATACTCCCAGCCATTGACCGGGCGCGAGCTGCGATAGCCTCCGCCGATTGTTTGATCACTGGAGCGACCATCGTCGTCAGTATTTCTGCGGCGGCGTCAGTGTCGAGTTGGAACGATACATCACTACTCATGCTTATAGTATAGCGCACGCGAGGGCGCTCTCCCCTACTCACCCCCCGCCCCTCTATTTTATAGGGGTGGAGTTGCTGACCTGTCAATTTTATTGCGACCCAAGCGGAGCGGGGGAGCGAACAAAAATAGAACTTGTGGGGCGATAAATGGGCGATAAATGGCAAACGCACCAACCGAAATTGATGCGTTATGAGCCAATTATAGCAGGTGTATACATTTTTTATACGCGGCGTTTTGCAAGTATTGCGTCGATTTCGTCGGTAGTATGTACCTCAGCGCCCTTGCTAATCTCGCCCTCTGCCGATACCTGTGGCATGAAGTCCGGTCTGAATAGCTTAGGACGGCGCGCCATGTGCTGGGCTTTCTTTTTTGGGTCGTATCCCTTCTGCCACACGAGCGTCTCCAGGTAGTACACCATCTTGTTCTGCAGCACTTCGGACCAGTCCCACTGCAGCGCCGGTTGGTATTTGATGAACACCCGGGAGTTGCGCGGCAACTGAAAGAGTAACCGCGCTGCTTTGTTCGGGTCGATTAGCGCGACGTCCAGGTTGTAATATTGTTGGAAGTCCGCCTCTAGTTCGTCAAAATACTCCCGACGTATCTTGAGAAGCGCTAGTCTTTTGGGTTGAATTTCTCAATAATTGCCAGGTAAACTTCCTGGAGTTTCTTCATACGGAAGCGACCCTTGTAATCTGGATCGGCTTTTTCGCCTGCAGCCTTCAGCTCTTCGGCGTGGTCTTTGGCATCCTTCTCGGAGTAATATGCCTTCATTTTTGCATAGCCGGGCGCGCCGATCATAAACGTCAGGAGTGGCACGATAGCGGCTACCTGCCCTTTGTTTTCAATACGGTCGATATACTCAAACGCCTCGACGTCGTCCATAAGGTCGGTGTCGACTTTGAAGGTATACCCGTCAACGGTTACTTCACTGATGGTGCTCTTTTTTTCTTCTGTTTCAGCCATAGCTTTATACATCTCCATTCTTACTTAGTGCTTCGATTATAACATACAAAAAACGCCCCGGAGGGCGCTTTCTGCCGTCAACGCTGCTTAAGAAGCAACGACAGCAATGTACTCGGTGTGGGTATTACCATCGCCGTCAGGGTATGCCTTAAGCGTGATTGGATACGCGATAGGCTCACCGTCAACATAGGTAATCTCGCCACTGCGGTCGACGATCTGACCTCGTTCGACAACGATACGCTTTACGCGTCCGCCAGTCATAACAAGTTCAGCAACAAATACGATTTCAGGGAGCGGCTTGCCGTTCGCCTTGATCGTAATGCTGTCGCCAACAACAGTGACATTATCCTCACCATAGTACAACTTCGCAGTCTCAACGTTGGTTTCGATGAGATTGAACGTGAACATTTCCGCATAAGTGGTTTGACCCGACAAAACATTGTCGCCACCCCATGCAAATGTGTCCTCTACGTCTGTCTCGGTGTTGTTGACCAACCCCTCTTCGCTAACGTAACCCAGACCCTTGAAGGCTGCGTCGAGTGAAGCACTCGCGTTAGTTGGGAGAGTAGTCCCGGCTGGAGCTACGAATAGCGCACCGGTGGCTTTTGGTTTACCGAACGAGACTTTACTGGAGTCATTCATGGTAATTGTCCTCTGAGGTTGTCGGCACAACTACTCAATTTGAGAAGCTCTGCTTACTTAGGATTATAACACAAGCACTATTTTACAAACAATTCAAATAAGTCGGAGTTGCCGAGCTTTGAGATAGCCATCAGGATAATGACCACTATTAGGATAACGATTATTGTGACTGCTTTATCTGTGAGCGCTTTCTTAATTTTTGCTCCCAGGCTATTATCATCGAGCATGCGATCATCCTCGAGGGTACTGACACGTTTATCAAGGTCTTTTACAGCGTCCTTTCCCCATAATACGTGTTCATCATATTCCACCCGACCGACCGCGTCGACCTGTATTTCTTTGAGGGTGGACTTTATTTCAGAGATTGCCTTGCTAATATAGACGATATGCACGCCCATCGCTTCATTTGTCTTTGGTGGCTCTTGGTTAGAAGTCTCCATGTTTGTTTCCACTTTCAAATTAAATTATGATCCGTATATGTCTGTACGTGAGGTACTGATGCTATAAAGCTGCGGGTTTCCATTCAAACCGACAGCCGATAGCTCAGTCTTTTTAAACCACAGGTCGCCGGTCGGGTTCGTATATTTGATATTTTCACTATACGGACCAGCCGTTTGCTGAAAGCTCTCGGCAGGCTGGCTGTCGAGTGGCGCTTGCAGGGCGCGCTTAGTAGACTCCATGACTACCCATTGGAGCGTGTCGAAGTATGCGGGGCTGTTGTTTGCCTTGTCGTCGAGGTCGATGCCACTATCCTCGGCAATAAGCCGGAGGCGGTTACTTGCGAGCTTGAGTAAATAATTTGCGCGAGCGGTATCGCCCGGGTCTTTCCAGAAGTTCGTTAGATCATCAGCGTTCGCGTAAGCGTTCGGAGGTGTGATTGGTGGGGTTGTTGTTACGCCTGCCATATTATGCTCCTCCTCCGCCGTTTATAATTCCCTGCGCCCCAGCCATAGCCTTGCGCTTCTCGACGAGCTCTTCTGCTTCACGAATGGACACACCGAGCATTCGATAGCTAGCAATAGTGCCGATAAACTCAGGCATTGCGGTTTGAATTTTGCCGATAGCGTCGCCGGTCGCGCCCACGTCCATTTGAAATATAGGCTTCCAGGCTGGCACTAGCTCGTTCATTGCATCCGGCACGTCACTAATACCGTCGATGCTCATACGGAGAGTAATAGCGATATTCTTGATCTGGTTGCCCAGCTCGTCCTGCCAGTTTGTAGCCTCTAGCAAGAGGTCGTCTGACATAGCAGATAGGCTCTCGGCGCTGGTTGGGTTGCCGGTTTCATAACCGAGGTTGCGGAGTGTGAGCGCGGTTTCTGCACAGAAGTCGCGGGCTTTGTCTTTCTTCGCGCCAATAAAGCCGTCGATTGACATTTGCTGGAGCTGACCGACGGTCGGCGCGTTGCCGTCCTCGTCTTTAGGGATTGCCCATACGATACCGATTGAACTGTCGAGATTAGGGTCTTTTTTAGCACCCTCGGCTAGACCGGTAATGTAGCGCTGTGGCAATGAGTAGAATTCCTCGGCAATTTCCTCGCGACGTTTTTGGCGTCCCACTTCCTGGATGATCCGGCGGGCGGTCTTTGTAAGGCGTGATTTACCGAGTGGCTGGCGGGCGCTGGCGCGGTGCGTCATAGGTAGTAGCAAACAACGACCGGTTGGGTTGTCGACGATGAATGATAGCGCCCGGTTTTCAAATATAGCTGTAAAGTCCCGCGTAAAGACAATGAAGTCTGCAGGAGCGAAGCGTACGCGGCGAGAGGGTTGTGTAATGCTTGGCTGTGGCTTTGCCCATCGAGTAACGGCTAGACCAACGTTCAGCAAGCCGGTCGTCTGGTTAATCTCGCCGGTGGCTTCCTCTGCAGTAAATGGCATGAGGATTTTAGGGTGCGCTGGGTCGTCCTCGGAGTTGTCAACGACGGCAACAAAGGCACAACCGCCGATTGCGCTGTCGTGCTTTCCCTGGCTAATGACGCTGGTGGCGTTTATTTGAGTAAAATAGTTATTCACTCCGAACGAGTCGCGAGCGAATCCGTCGAAGTTTACGCGGTCTGAAAGAGAGTTGACCGCACGACTTGCCCAGCCAATACCCGGGCGGTGGTGGAGCATTTTGCGAGGGGTAGAGATACCAAAGTCGCGGGTGTCGTGGTCGGCTTCATAGTAGGCATACTTATTAGCAACCTGCGGTTCGTATACGTTAAGCTGTCGCAATAATTGAACTGCTATTGCTTGTGCTTCATGTTCTCGTGGATCGATTACCGGCTGTGGTTGCATTGCTGTCCTTTTTAAGCCGGGTTTGCCGCTCCGTAAGCGTAATTGTTATTGGTTTATATTATACCAGATATTGTAATTGTAACATACGAATAGCGCTAGCGTTTCTTCGCAAGGTTTCTTTTGTCGCGCTTGGCTGAAGCCTCCGCATATTCCGGACCGAAGAAGTCATCTGGTAATGGCGTTATTCTGATAAATGCACCGGGTCTGCCGGGGCGATATACCGCCTCGTAGTTTGTCTTGGCGATACTCTCCCAATAATCATCCGGGAACACGCCCGCTTTTACCAACATATCCAGTATGCTAGTGACCCGGTTGTCGGTGTCGGCGCGCCCGAGCGTGCCAAAGTAGAGAATAAGCTCGAGCATAACATGACCATCGAAGCGCTCCTTCGTCTGCAGGCGCACATTGCCGATCGCAGTTTTTTGCCAGTCCTCGAACGCCCGGCTCGGAAAGCTCATGCCGTCCCCGCGATTTATGCGCGAGTTTTTCTTTGCCGGTATATTTCCAGCCAATTTTAGCTCAACGATATTTTGCGACATAGGCTTTTACCTCAAGAGTTGGGTTCATATACCTTTATATTCGATTGCCGTCTTTGTCTTTGACGTAGTTATCCAGCAAACCGTTTCTAGTCTTATAGCCCTCAGTAATAATCGAGCAGTCACAGCCGCGATGCCGCATCCATATATCAGCCGGAGCGTCCTCGAACCTGCCGTCGTATGTTTTCGCCAGTCCATCACACCATTCGCAAGACTCGCTGACTACCTTGCGAATTATGCGGACACGTTTACCGGACTGCGAGGCATTACGAGTGGCGTCCCGCTGCGCGTTGCTCGCCATAGTATCCAGGTAATTCCGGACCAGCAGACCAAGCCCGAGTGCTCCCGCCGACACGCTGGCGCTGGCTACCTTTGCCAGTCCGAAGTGCCGGTCGTCGATGCCTGGACCGGTTGTATGCTCAATCTCATAATCAAAGGCGTTCATATTGTAGACTTTGGCGTATACCGCCGCGCCCACCTCGCGAAATAGTATCTCCTGGTTGAGCTGGCGTATGTCCGGAGCGATTTCCGGGTTGTTGATGATAGCGAGTGCCGCCATTACCTTTTTCTGGATCGTATCGTTGAGTGCTGCATAATCCATTAGAATGTCCACCCTGCAATAGTGCTTTTAATATCCTCTACCAAGCCGGACGCCTGCTCCACGCGCTTTTTGGAGTACACAGCGCCGCGAGCCGGCTCTTTTGTGGCAACTAATACGTCTATGAACTTAGAAGCCTGCTGGTCTGTCAATGCGTGGGTAATCTCGTCGATGCTTTGAGCGGTTTTGACTATCTCGGCGTCGGCGGTAATGATTTCATTCGCCAATAGCAACTCCTTCACCTCTTTGAATTCTTTTGTTTTGATCACCACCAGGTCGGCAATATATTTACTTTGATCCAGGGACGACATCAGCCACCTCCGTTTCGAGTATATCTACTGTCGCGCCTTCCATTTTCATACGCAGCACGCGCTGCCCTTTGTCGTTGATTGCTGGCTTGATGCGCGACCAGTCCTCTGATAGCTTCTTACCCTGCGCCTTTGTGAGCGGTAAGACTTCGCCAGTGAAGCGGTTGTTGTATAGGTATATTTGAGCTTTCTTCATGTGTTTATTTTATCACAACAAACAAAAACGCCCCACCGAAGTGGAGCGCCTCTGTAGTTAGTAGCCGAGATTAGCTAGCAACTGGTTTTTCGATGAGGCTGAAAGCAGTCTCGTCGAAGATGACAAAGCCGAGGACGGCTTCCGCACGAATCGCGATCTCGTTCGTACGCTTAAGGTCGCCTGCACCATCTGGATCACCATACTCGATGGTTTCTAGAGGCACGTTGCGGGCAACACCCCACTGGAAGGCGTTAAAGTCACCCATGAGCGACTGAACACGAGCGTCTTCCGCGCCGAGTTCCTGACGACCAGATACTGTGTCGCTAGCAGCGGCAGGGAGTCCCTGGAAGTTGTCAACATTGAAACCAAGACCCAGTTCTGGATACAGCTTTACGCCGTTCTCGTCGCGAGTACGAGCCAGTTTACCGGCAAAGACAGGATCGAACGCGATACCCGTCGCAACGTGACCCGCTTCTTGGAGATCTTCAGCTTGCGCTTCGATGTCCGCATTCGGATCAGCTGTTGCAACAACGCGACCAACGTCGTTTCCAGCTTTCGCAAAGTACTGGCTAACGTTACCAGATACTGTGCCGGTCTTAGGGTTGATGCCGTGAATCGCAATCAAGTCGAGCGCGCGGCTCAAAGCGATGGCGATGTTTGCTACCAATTTGTCGACGATGCCGGTTTGGTAGTCTTCATCTTCCCATAGAACCTGGTTACTCATTCGGTAAGTAACCTGAACCGTGTAAGTCTTGGTGGTTGCCTTAGTAGGCGTGCCATCGTTGCTGGACTTATCAGCGCCTTCACCAACCAGCTCGGCTTTTGGAGTGCCGGTAAATGTAAAGTGAGCGGTGTCACCTACTTTGATGGTTGGATCTTGTGCGGCGAGTTTAGAGAGGACGCCACCTCGGATGTTTTTGCTCCACGCTTCGCCCTGGTGTGCGGCTAAGTCGAGTGCATCTGTGTAAAGCGGATTACCCATAGCTTTAAATTCCTTTGTGAAATATTAGGTTGAATTAAGCGTCAGCTTTGTTTCGACCAAATAAGTTACGAGCGATGCTTGTGTTTCCGTCCGCCTCGCCTTCAGCAGGTTTGCCGGTTTTCTTAACGACTACTTTTCCTCCAGGAGCTAGCTTTGAGAGCTTTTCAGCTTTCGCTTCTAGTGCCTCGACAGAATCGCCGTCTAGGAACTCAAGTGCATCATCAGATAGCTTGTACTTGCTAGCAATCTTGACTTTTTCAGTCCCTAGCTCCGCAGTTTTCACTTTGGTGGTTAGGTCGCCAATCGTGACGTCCTTTTCCGCTAGCTTGCTCTCAAGTTCTGACTTGATCGTATCAACCTTTGCAGCCTTCTCTTTGAGTTCGTCGAATCCGGCAAACTTTGCGCGTTCACGCTCGAGACGCTTAGGGATGATATTTGTGTCGATCTCGGATTGAGTGAAAAGTGTATCTTCCACTTCCTTAAAGTCGTCACCATCTTTTGTAAAGTATTTAGTCATCTCCGCTTTTCCTTTCCGGGGCGTAACCCGTTTTTTCTGACTATCCTCAATATAACACAACCGTATTATTTGCAACAAGTATTTCGAGCAACTTATTTATACAGGCGTTTAGCGCCGGTGGTAGACGTCGCAATAAACCTGATAGCGCCGGTAACCGCCAATCAAGTCGTCCAGTGATACGATCGAGTTTACGTCCGCGTGGGTAATGTTATCGCTGACCGCTTCTAGCTCCACGATTTTGTCGCCGATTGTGTTGGCTAGCTCGCTGGCAGCAAGCCGGGAGTTCTTGTGGTATACCTCGATTAGTATTTCAGCTCGGTCGAGTACCATAGCCTCGCGAGCGCCGCCGGTGCGGTCGACTAATACGAAGCTGACCGGAGGGGTCTTTGCTTTCTCTGCGCTGACCGGCACGCCAACAAAGGTCTTGAGCCAATCAATAACGATTACTTCAACATTAGCCATTTACAACCTCCGCTCGTATGTAGCGATTCCAACGCCCGGGCGTATTCGCAGCCATAAAGACGACGGCATCGCTGTCGAGGTGGAACACCTTGCCGTCCCAGGTAACGTCGCTGTCGCTGACGTCGCCGGTGTAGGCTTTCGGCAGGTGGATACGCACCTGGTCTTTGCTTTGCTCGACTGCTTGCTGCTCCCGGGCTGACACAGGCTCGGTAATGGGTGCAATAAGACAATCAGCAACTTCAATATTCGTAACCGTATTGACCGGGTTGCCCATAGCATCCGGCGTACCGGGGACTTGCTTCGCGAACGATAGAGTAGTGCCTGTTAACATAACATTATTTTATCACAATCCGCCTGTTTCCGTTTTTCGATGGCAAACTTGCGCCCACAAATTCGGTATTTATACGGCGGACTCTAGGATTTTGAAAATAAAGGGCGATCCCCCCCCTGTTGTTTTAACAACGATTAAGTTTATAAAAATGATTAAAGTGAACACTTTTTTTAATAAAAATACTGTTTTCTGGACCGCTGGTGACGGAGTACAGGTTATATAAATGGTATAATACTTCTAATATGATTACTAAACACATAAAAACTACGCGAGCCATGAGGCTAGCACCTCGACCAGCAGTAGTAATAAACAACTTAACAATGATACCTTTGGGCGTTGGTGCAAGATATGGTTACGCCATAGTAGACAGCGACCAGGCAGGATTGGGCATACACAAGTGGTCTCTAGGTGCGAACGGCTACGCTATCGGGTGTTGTTATATCGAAGGTAAGAAGGTATATACATCGATGCATCGTTTAATTATGGGCGTTGATAGTAATCACTTTATAGACCACAGAAACCACAACAAGCTAGATAATAGGCTAGACAACCTTCGTATAGCAACACACTCTACCAACCAAGCCAACAAAGTCTCCACCGGTGGTAGTTCAAAATACAAGGGCGTTCAACGTATGAAGCGTGTTCGGACCGCAGACTTATGGAGGGCAAGGATAAAGGTACATGGCGTGTGGTTCTATCTAGGTAACCATCTTACCGAGAGGGATGCGGCTCTAGCTTATAACGAGGCAGCTATTCAATACTTCGGTGAGTTCGCGCTACTAAATGATGTATAGTAAATACAGTTAAGAATGGAGAAAACTATGCAAGTAACGATCGATGGCGTGCCTTACGTGAAGCAGGACGACAAGCCTACAGTATCAATCGGAGTTGGTATTACTACTCACAACCGGCAGGCGTTGGCTGCTAGCACGCTAGCCAAGATACAAGCGGCAACACCTGGCGCTCGCATCGTTGTGGTGGACGACGCTAGCCAGCCACGCGTAAGAATTCCTGGCGCTGAGGTGTATAGGTTCGATAAAAACGTGGGCATTGCTCGCGCTAAGAACAAGTGCCTCGAGTTGCTCGCTGATTGCGATCATATCTTCCTATTTGACGACGACACGTACCCATTAGCGCCAGGCTGGACCGAACCATACGTTACCAGCCCAGAGCACCACCTGATGTATCTATTCGAGGCATGGGCAAGCGGCACACCAGTAGGCGATGATGCTGTTATATACAAGGACGCTAGCCATAGAGCGCACGTTCATGCCAGGGGATGTATGTTGTACGTCGACCGCTTAGTACTCGACACTGTAGGCGGTATGGACGTGCGTTTTGGTATGGCTATGAATGAACACCTTGATTGGTCGATGCGTATACACAACGCTGGGCTGACAACGTTCAGATACATGGACGTGCTGGGCAGTGAGCAACTGATTTACTCAATGGATCAGCACCAGGAAGTCCGGACCAGCATAGACAATCGCCGCCAACAGAACGAAGGCAGCCAACACCTGCTTGAAGCTGCCCAGACGAGTCGGGAGTATATGCCATACGGCAAGGACGTGGTGATAGCCTGCTACTTTGCCAACGTAATGGACGTACAGCGCGGCAAGGCATGGCTGCCGGACCAGCGTGCTATACGAAAGCTCCAGGCTTCAGTAGAGGCACAGGGCTTGGAGTTCGTGCTAATACACAACTGCTTTGATCTACCAAACAGGGTGGATATAAGCAGCTCTCCATACTTTGAGCGGTGGCTTAAGGAGTGGCAGTACCTGCGCAACCGTAAGGACATCGTCAACGTGTTTGTGGTAGATGCTACTGACGTCGATATGATCAACAACCCATTCCCTCATATAGAGCGAGGTAAGCTATACGTTGGTGATGAGCCGGGCAACACAGTCGCTATACCCTGGATGCTTACTAGACACCAAGAGCCAAACGTCAATGCCTGGCTGCGCGAGAACAGTACGCTGCCCTTGCTAAATTGCGGTGTGGTGGGCGGTCGTCGCCAGCTAGTAATGGATCTATGC